CAATGTCGTTGCAGGTGCAAGTGTTGTCGCAGGTGCAAGCGTAGTAGCTGGATAAGTAGCAGGATTTAATGGATCAAATGCAGGATCATCTATTGGATCAGGCCAAGTGGTTGGATCATCGATCGTAAAAGGTTTGGTTGTTACAGACGGCGCTAAAGTTGTAGCAGGAGCCTGTGTTGTGGCTGGAGCCGCAGTAGTTGCAGGGTATGTATTAGGATTTAATGGATCAAATGCAGGATCATCTATTGGATCAGGCCAAGTAGTTGGATCATCAATAGTAAAAGGTTTAACTGTTGTTACAGGAGCCGCAGTTGTAGCAGGAGCCTGTGTTGTGGCTGGAGCCGCAGTAGTTTCTGGAGCCGCAGTTGTAGCTGGGGGCGCAGTAGTTTCTGGAGGCGCGGTAGTCGCTGGAGCCTGTGTTGTTGTAGGTTTTGTTGGCAAAATACCGGGCGGTAAACCGGGAGGCTCAAAACCTATGATCCTATAATAGTCTCTTAAAGTAACAGGACTTCCATTCTCGTCTGTGTAATAGACTTCATCTAACGTACTTTGCCAATTCTGAACTTCTTCAGTTGTATCTGTGTAATCCCCGGGCTGAACAACATATTGTGTTGTAACAGGCGCAAGCGTAGTAGCTGGAGCGCGAGTTGTAGCTGGCGGCAGGGTTGTAGCAGGGGTCTTTAAGTCATCTATTGTGACTAATCCAGATTCACGCAAACGCTTTAGAGTTGCATCCTCATCTGCATTTAATCCGGGCGAGTAAGTACCCAACGAAATAGCAGTACCTAACACCCTAGCAATAGAGCTACCAGCAGCAGTCAGTACATTTTCTAAAGCTGTTAGTTTTGTAGCATAGTTGGGGTCATTAGCCGCAGCTTGTACAAGACGAAGCAGTGGAGAATTAGTCGCCGCAGTTGCGCCAGCCGCAGGAGCAGCCACAGCCGCCAAGCCAGCAGTATCGTAACTATTAAGAATGGTTGCTGCTTGAGCAGCATAATCAGTAGAGCCTGAAGTTCCCGCAAACAAATCATTAATATTGTTTAGTCGTACTTCATTACCATCTGCATCAACGCCAACTACAGGATTATTTATGTCATCATCAACGGCAGCAACTGTTACAGACGGCGCAAGAGTTGTAGTAGGACTTGTGGCATTTTTAACTTCATTTCTAGCGGTTGCAATGGCGGCGTTAATAACTATTTGATCTAGCGGTTTATCGGAAATTACACTTGTTACAGCGTCAGTAACAATCCTTTGTTGTGCAGGAGTAAGGGTGCTGAAACCTTCAATATTACCCAAAATAGAATTGACAGCGCCGTTTGCACCACCAGTAGCAGCGCCTCTTAGTGCCGCATCAACAATATTTTCTCCAGAAAGAAGCGCAGTGCCAGCAGAGACCGCAGCATTATTAAAGGCATTGGTAAGTGTGTTTGTAAGTTCGGCTGACAGGCCAAGGTCTTTAATAAAAGAATTACCATCCTTCATGAAATCCATGCCGGGGATCTGTGATCCGGCAAAGGAGATGGCAGCATTTGCAATAGCGTCTTCAAAATCTTTACCACTTAAAAGACTTAAAGCTAAATTAGCGGCAATTTGTTGGGGTATAGATAAACCACCTGTGGCAATAGCAAAACCAATCTGACCTATGGGGCCAAGGTCGTTCATAATTTGCGCAAGGGTGTTTGTAGTCTCACCTTGCTGCGTATAAAAAATTGGTTTTCCGTTTACAAATTTAACGCCATAGTGCGTAGAGTCACCACCCGCAAACGTACCGCTCCAAATACCCCTGTTTACATCAGCACGGTCATATTCAGGGTTAATGGCTTGGCCAGTTGCTTTGTTGTAGTACTCCTGTACAGATATTGGCCCATCCTCGCTAGGCACCATTACTGTACGTACACCAAAATCGTTGATGTCGGTAATGCCATTTCTACGCAGTACATCAGCCATCCACTCTGCGTTTTTATCTTTCGATCCAGCGCCTTCACCAGACCAATACTGAGTAGTGCCCTGCCCAAGAATTTGAGACGTTAATTTATCAAGCGTATCTCCCTGTCCAGTAGCTATGCGGTAGTCTCTGGCGCTGACTTCTTTTCCTGTGGCTTTGTCGATGTACTTTATTGTGTCTGCGCCATACTGGGGCACGCCATCGTAATACCCTTCTATTTGCCCGGGTACGGTAACAATATTGAACTTGTCAGCGGCAGCTGTAGTCGTAGGGGCTGCTGTAGTTGTAGGCGCTGGGGTAGTCGTGAGTGTGGCTATGCCAACAGCCGTAGTTGTAGGAGTAAGAGTTGTTACAGGGGCTAATGTAGTTACTACACGAACCGTAGTTGTAGGCGCTGGAGTTGTAGGCGCTACTGTAGTTACTACACGAACCGTAGTTGTAGGCGCTACTGTAGTTAACGGAATTGTTGTTTTGGGAGCTGGAGTTGTAGGCGCTGCTGTAACTACCGGAATTGTTGTTGTAGGCGCTGGAGTTGTTATTGGGGCAGACGTAGTTACTGGAGCATAAATATCTGGCCCAAATTGTTGCGCAAAATAATCAATTGTTGTTGCTGGAGCGCTAGTAGTGTTTATTGATGCCGCAAGATTAGTGAGATAATTCCAATCAGTATCCCCTTGAGTGCCGTAAAGTGAATTAGCGGCGGCTCTAATCTGAGCATCGTTAAACCCAGCATTTAATTGGCTGTTATATAAATTAGCTAAATCAGTCTCAGACATCCCCGCAACACTGGTAGGGAGCACTGGAAGAGATGCAATTCCGTATATTTGTCCCAAGTCTTCTTGGGTTAGTTCTCTTGGCATGTCTTTACCCGACTTTCCAATTTGTGCCGTCAGAATATACGGGCACAGCAATCGCTCCACCGGTCACAACGGTTGCCCCAAATGTTGGGCCTAATGCATCTGTTACAAAAGCTCTTGCACCCTTGCCTGAAGTAACTGCGCTAGGTAGTGTAGCTACTGTGTAGTTAGTCAAAGGAGGCACTACGCCGGAAGCCATCAACTGCGTGGTTAACGCATCAATCCTGTTGAAGTACAGACGCAAGATGTTGAGCATCTGGTCAAAATACACACGGTTGTACTCTTCCGGAGGTAGCGGCATATTAGGCGCGGCTACCTTGTTTAGTTCAAAATCGGTGGTGACAATAAAGCTCATCGTCTGCCGTCCGGTCTGATATCAATACGGGTAGCGCCCAACTGCCATGTTGTTCCAAGGTTGTCCGAGCTAACCTTTAAAATTAACTGCCTGCCCCGCACGCGGGTATTGATCTGCCCTGTAAAGCCTTCCGTCACTGTGTACTGAGCGCCGGTTAACTTGTCTACATCCTTGTTTACCGCTGTGCCTGTGCCAGAGCCTGAGTTCTGCATGGGATACAAAGTGTACGTAACTTGCGGAGTTGGCGAAGCATCTGACCCTGAGAAAGTCAAGTCAGGCAACATTCTCCAAACAAAACCAAATCTGTCGCCATCATCAATGTCAAATTCTGTGGATGAGATATAAGCTTCAATGCCTGCGGGCGTGCCTGTCTCGTTGTTGTCTAAGCCAAACTCTTGGTTAACCAAGTTGTAGTTGTACGTAGCGGCTATAGGGAAATCCCTTAGACCAGAGTCAAGCCAAGCGGTGCGCTCCATTGTGCCGTAGTACCAAACCTTCTCAAGGTAGTTGTACACAATATAACGATTAGCAATCAAACTACCAGCCGAGCAGTAGAACCACCAGATTTCATTAAAACCTTCGTTAGTACTGGCGAACACTTGCTGGTTTTGCTGAAGGTTAATGTCTTGATATACGTACCTACGAAGATCGCATGGCAGTGTTTGTAAGCGTCCATCGTACAGATAAAACTTATCTACGCCCATCCAATACACCACGCCAGAAGCTTGAGCCGCTGCGTTCTGACCAAGGATAGAAATGTTGTCACCCATTAACTGGCTAGACCAAACTACAGGTGGGCCAATGTACTGTAGAGAATAGATGGCAGAATCAGTCCACACCAAAATCTCTTGACGGGTCTGAACAGCAGTCACAATGCTAGAGCCGTGTGACAAAGTAACACTACCAGCTTGATTAGTAGCAGAAGGTGTCCAGTTAACCACAGACTCTTGATCCGACCAGCGAATTAACATAGGATTCTGCGTTGTAGAGCCGTAGTCATTACAGCCAAACGCAAACACAAACCGGCTAATGTCAGATACGAAGACGAAATTCTGGATGATTGGGCAGTCTGACGCACCCGCTAAACTTACAATGTTTACACCATTAGGCATGATGTAGTGATCGCCAGATTGCGTTCCTGTTGTGGTAATGGCTGCACCGCCCACCGTCAAAGCTAAGTTAAATGTATTACCACTAGAGTTGATGACGTAATAGATTGTTCCGGGCAACAAACCCGTAGGCAATGCAGACGGGTAGCCGCTGTTTGTAAAGATGACTGGAGAGCCATTGGGCAAACTAAACGCCGCTGTAACTACCGCAGGAGAGGCTATGGTGATTGTAGCCAAGGATGGGTCTACGCCATAACCCGCATCCCAGTAATAGATTGGGCCACCACGGAAACCATAAACCAAATCTTCACCAAAGTTGTTCTGGCTCCACAAACGCAAGGCAGAAGTAGATGTACCACCAAAGCCCCAAGTGCCTGCGCCCCATGTACCAGCGCCCCAGCCCGCCAATGGTATCTCGTACGGATCGCCTACGTTAATTTGATAGATCGCATTAACAGTTGAACCACCGCCCGCCGCTACAGTTGAAGTAGCTGCGCTAGAAGCTGTAATAGTGTATGTATTGGCATCAACATAAGTAATTGAATACTCGCCGTTTAAATCAAGGCCACCTACGGGCGCTACGTTACTAAAGGTTACAAAGTCACCCGTAATTGCACCGTGAGCTGTGTCTGTAACTGTAACTAAAGTAAGCAGGTTGGTTGTGGCGAATGGGTTACTTAGAATTGCTGAAGCGCGGATAGGCGTAATATCGTTGTACTCGCCACCCAGTTCAAGATAAAACTTTAAGTTAGTGCCTACACCAATTAGGTTTAAGTTGTCTAGCGTAATCCAGTTCCACAAGGAACGGCACAGACCTTGGAATGTAGACGCAGATATACGTGCCCAGCCACCTATCTTTTCAGGTGTGCCTTGGCGAAACCGCACTTTGTCGGACTCGTACCAGCCACCTTCGTTGGCATAACGGGTGTTCTCCCGGTTAACGCCCGGTTTTAGTACAAGTTTCTTAAGTGCCATCGGTTAATCCAACAAAGCGCACTCAGCCGTGCGGCGTTTTAATAGTCCCGGCAGTACCTTACCGCCACCCTTAGTCCAGAGCATTAGTTGTTCTTTTGCCCCTTCCCAATCATTGGCATTGATTTTCCTCTTTAACGTAGATGTTTGCAAGCG